AGGATATCTTCTGGCTTAGGTAATGATCCGGCAATCTTACGGTGTGCCATAAACTTACCACTAATACCTTCGCCGACACTACCACAAACCAAATCACTAAGCTCACTGTCAGTAATATCTGCGTCTTTGCAGAAGTCTGACACAAATACCCATGATCGCGGAGTAGCAAATGAGCGACTTGATGAACGTGGATCAAAGTCAAACAAATCTTGTTTAGCAAAACTCAAGTAACCAACAACATCCTGGTGTACTTTATTTTTAACTGCCCAAGTTTGCCAAGTTTGAAAATCAGCTTTAACTTCTAAGTGAACGAAGCGGTTGGCCAGCGGTGTCGGCATACGATAAGTAACACCTTTGTCGCTGTCGCGGTTACCAGCGGCTACAATAACCACGTTCTCAGGAAGAGTGTATTTACCAACACGCCTGTTCAGGATAAGCTGATAAGCCGCCGCTTGCACCGCCGGAGTAGCGGAATTCATTTCGTCTAAGAACAAGACGATAACTGGGTATTCTGCGGCTAGTTCTGCATCCGGTAATTCAATTGGTGGAGCCCAATCCATTTTCCCAGCTTCTTTGTTGAAGAACGGAATACCTCTAATATCAGTTGGATCCATCTGACCAAGTCTAAGGTCAATCATATAACCATTTAGGTCATCTGTGATTTGGGAGATGATATCACTTTTGCCTACTCCCGGAGGCCCCCATAAAAACACAGGTCTTTTAAGATTAAAGCACCGCTGAATCCTAACACGGCCTTCTTCTACATTTACTGTTCTTGTTTCTGATACTGCCATTTGTGCTCTCCTTTATCAACTTATCAAATACTATTATAGACTCTTTCTGGCCTAATGTCAATCAGTTTATTTGGCGTTGTAAGTTGTTGATTATAAAGAAAGATTATCTAAGTATTGTTGCAGGTTGTCAGCATGGAGTTTCAGCATCACAGTTTCATCTTCCCCTGTAAGCCAAACAGTTTTTAAGTTTTCGATATAGTAACAACAGGTTAGCAGACGACTCATTTGTATGAGTGTGCGATTTTTTAGTTTTTCTGGAAGTTTAACTTGGTATAATGGAAATTCTACGCCTCTGAGGTATTTGAAACCGTCTTTGCTTAGGCGTAACTTATTTTGGTCGGTATGGTTCCAAAACCATTTGCGTAGCCATAGATCTAGGTTGGAGTACTTGCCTCCACCCTTTTCTAAGAAGAGTTTTGCGTAATCTAATTGACTAAGGGAAGATTTGTTCACCTTGCTTCATGAATATCACTGTAAACTTATCTGTTTTAAACAGACTGTTGAGTTTCTTGCAAAGGTTAATCGCATGCCCGCTATTACTAAAACTTACCTTTTTGTACTTGGGTCCTGGGTAATGTAATAGTATGTTGTGAGTCTTTAGATTGATCGGACGGTCATCATAAAAAACAGCCCAAATCCCTTCACTACTAAGGACTTGGTCGCTTTTATAATTTGTCTTGTTAACATGCTCTAACAAGACCGTCGGCTTTGGTCTGGACATCTCTATTTCCTTGAATATAGTATTTATGACTAAAAAGTGGGTATATTATCATTAAAAACCACCTCCGTCTACACTAATTGAATTTACAGGCTCAGACACACTTGTTTCCTGTGTCTCAGCAAGATTAGCTAACAGCACATAGATATCACTGTGTAAGTTACGTGCTTCTTCTGCTGTTAGTGCTAATTGTTTACTACCAGTCTGGTTCATTAGTTTTACTTTGTCGTTGAACTTTTTAATTGCTAGACTGATCTTTTCCATATTATTGTTGCTCCTCTTGTGGAGTTAAATTTTGATAATACTGGTCAAACAACCAAAAATTACCACCATAACCTAAAATGCATGCGGCTTCCATATTCATTTCTAATGCCATCCACGAGTTTAATTCATTGTTGATTATGATTACGATTGTGTTATCTGGGTAATTGTCTTTGATGTTTGCGCCTTGCCAGAAAACTTCGTAGCCTTGATCTTCTGCCATTGTTAACACACTCTGACTAGCGTAGCATTCTACTGGCTTGCTTCTTGTTACAGATTCTTCTTCTCCGGGATCCATCAACTCTTGTGCGAATATTTCTGCACCGATTGTAATTGCCCCTGTTGTGACTACACCTAAGATAAATCCTTGTATAAATCTTTTGATCATAATTGTTTTAACTTTTCTAACATTTGTTGTTCTGATTTAAATGGACCATAATACTCGTATCTTTTAATCACTATGGTTTTAGGACAAAACACTTTCGACCATTTGCTACTGGACTTGATCAAGTACCATCCCGCACAATAATGACTTCGACTTTTTGGTTTCTTGGTATATATGGCTATCTTGTGTTTTATATCGTAAACTTCGTTATACGTTCTACTGGTTGCAGGAAAACCGTATATTTCGTTTTGGATCTCCTCTTTTTGTTTCTTTTCACCAGGAGTAAAATGAATATTGTGTTTTTTGCTTAACAACTTAACACTTGAATATTTTTCTCTGTTATCGTTGTGTACATACACAAATCCACCATCTTCGACTGCTTGTATAGTAGCAACCTGATTACCAGATTGTTCTACTACCCAATATTTGTTCTTGATTATGGTTTTTGCTACTAGGTCATTCATGCTGTTAGTTCTTCCTGGATATACCTGTTAAGTTCGTGATCCCCTACATCCTCTGGTATCTCATTCTTATAGAATAGTCTATAACTGTCGCTTCCGTACTTGCCAATGCCATACAATTCTGTAGCATCTTCTCCGTCCCAGTTTTCAAACTGCTCACTCATGCGACACAGTCTTTTTAACCGTACATGTTTCATTCCAAGTGGTTCAATTACTTGTTCAATCTCTTGCGGTAGTGCCTGCAACAATTTATCATGCGTGGGCCATTTTGCAAAAAACTCAGGCAATACACGTTTAACCTGTTTGCGATTTGTGCAGTTTAAACATATAACACCAACCATGTGTTGCCACACGTTGTTTACTTGCTGTTGGACCATTAGTTGATCAATCATTCTGGATTACCTGCTCCTAAAAACTCTGCATACTGCTGGCTGTGTTCACTTAGTCTGTTTAGATCATACTTGCCACAAAACTTCAAAAACTGCGCACCTACCATTGGCCTCTTTCTACTTACTTTACCTTCTGCAATGGTGGTTGCAATTTGTTGCTTCACTTCATCTGGTTGTGCAGTGAGATCAACTAATATCCTGTTGCGCTCATAATCATCTAGCACTCTGTGTTCTTCACCATTATGGTCAGTCCAACGTTGTAGCATTAAGTTGTTCCAATTAAAACCTTTTGCATTTCTGTCAGCATAGGCTTCAAGCAATCCAACTTTGTTTTTGCTACCTTTCTTGCGTACACCTGGATATGCACTAAACACATTGTCTGTCGAATCTCCACGCATGCACTTCTCGAACAAGATCCATTCCGGGTCGGGTATTTGCTTGGGCTCTTTGGTCTTTTTGTCCATCACCAACTTGCCTCGCTTATCAAATATACCTTCCAGTGTGTGCAATTCATCTGACACACCGTTGTACTGCTTTACATTGTCTGCTAACAGTTGATAAAAATCAGTGTCACTGCTGATAATAACATGTTCGTCATCTGGGTGTGCTTGTACCCATCCAGCAATCAAATCATCTGCTTCCAAATTACCATGACGCATTACAGTACAATTTGTTTTTTCATCTAAGAATGTTTTTAGTGAATCAAATGCTTCCCAAAACAATGCGTCTTCTTCTGCTTGTGCTTCTGTTAGTGCTTGTCTTGCAACTGTACGGTTTTTCTTGTAAGGTTCATAAAAGTCTTTGCGCCAACTACGCCCCTCTAAACAGAATACAACATGGTCTGCTTTATGATCACGCCACGCCTTGTTTACACTAGACAGTGTAACGTGTACAGCAAAACCAAGTTTATCCCAGGTGTCTGCTTGACGATGTGCGCTGTGTCGGGCACGAAAGAATGTGTTTGCGGTGTCTACAATAAGATATTTCATTTAATAATAGTAGCATATTATAACAACTTGGTCAAGTGCGGCATCAAGTATTCTGCCCATTTGCGATGTCCATCTGCTCTATAGTGATAACTGGGAAGTGCTGTAAGTCCTTGATTTTTTAAATAATTGTAATACGTCATGTCTGGGTTGTATGGTTCAATAAAACAATCTTCCCAATCTTCCATAGGCATATTAGTAAAATTGCTATAGGTGTTAAAAAATAGATGAGGTATTTTTAGTTCTTGTAGTTCTTTGTGGAACTGCCAAATCTTTTCATGTTCTCGATGTTCACACTCTAACCAGTCTATTCCGGCAATATAAAATTTGTATTTTTCTTTGACTAGTTCAGGCCAGTCTTCTCCGATCCCGCCAGCATTAACTTGCCAATAACGTCCGTGATGCAACCATTCTTCACGTTCGTGTGTACTCCAACCTATTATGATAACATCTGGTGTGAATTGTTTTAATGCTTCGTGGGTAGTTCTTATAATGCGATCATTACTACTAGCTGATTCAGCATCGCAATGCAGTACAGCAAACAATTCATTTGCTATTAAACAACCATAACTGGCCTTTTCGTTCTCTGGATGGGGTATACGTCCAAGATTAT